GCGGCTGACGTATCGGATCAGCTCAGAGCCTATGCGCAGCGTGCCAGACGCTGGGTATTCGGCAAGCGTCGCGCCGCTGACGTGGGCTTGTCCGTGGCCCATGTTCAAATCGCTGGAAAGCACGCCCCGGCTTTGCAGCGGTGCCTGGCTGGTCTTGGCGTCAAGTATGCGTAATGGGTCAACCCCCTTGATTGAAACGCGCCCGTTGGAATCAGGTCCGTCGATGGTGTCTATCAGGTATTCCCGGCGCACCATGGCCGATATGTCTTGCCCGATGTAGCCGTCATAGATCCGCATCTTGCGGCCCTTGTGGTACGGCCAGCGGGCTTTGAGCTTTGACCAAAACGAGCCACGATCCATGGGGTTCCCCGCGCGCTGGGTCACGTATGGGTCCAGCACGATGTCGCTGGTGGGGTGATCTTGCAGTGTGACCGAAGCTTGCGCACGCTTGCCCAGCGGCCCGGAGGTGGCATCCACGTCGCCCACGTTGAGCTCAGTCGGCACGCTTGACGCGTTCATGACGCTGGGTATCGCAGCCCATGCCAGCGGAACGTCGGCGCGCGGTTTGACAAAACGGATGGTTTGGGTGCTCACCGCGAAGTTGGGGCGGTCTGCGCACGTTGACCAAGTGTTGTAGCAGGGTGCACCCGAGGCGGTGCATGGCGCAACACCGAATGTCAGGCTGCACACGTCCCGATCAATCTCTACCAGGGTGACGGGATCACTCATTGATCAGCCCTCGAAAGCTCATGCTCACATCCATAAAATCACGCGGGCCGCTGTTGTTAGGCTGGATGTCGCCGTCGGTCCAAACAAAGCCCAGCTCGGCGGGGTATTGTTGCGGCCTCCACCCGACGAAAAACGGCGCGGTGCGAGCCGCCTTCACGAACGGGTCGAAGTTGGCCCGATACCAATCCGCTTTCAGGTGTGCCCATGCGCACGATGTTGACGCGCCCTTGCGCACAATGGATCGGCCCAGCCACTGCCCGCCCTCGCTGGCGTTGTTCGTAAACTCGGTTTCTCTGGCCAGCGTCAGGGGGGTGTGGCCTTGGTAAATCTTGCGTTGCATGGCCAGCGACTTGCCCAGGTACACCACAGCTATCAATGGAAAAAATCCGCTCACGTTCAGCCGCCAGTACCGGGCGCTCACCTCGGCAAACAGCGCCATTCCGATGCGGCCAGTAGTCATTGTGGCCTGCGTGGTCCACGTCACATTGTCCGGGCTGGATTGCACTAGCACCGTGGCGCCGTTCAGGTCAGCCACCAGTCCGCAGTAGTCCACCGACTTGGATGTTCCAAGGTCCACCGTCCACGTGGCAGGCAGGGTTGTAGGCGTCCAAAATTCGAAGGTCGTTGGGTAGGTGGCAGCAACCGCTGGGCGTCCTGCAGAGCTCGTGCTGGCAACAGGGATCAGCCCATACGTCAGGTTTTCGTAACCTATGCGCGCATGGTTCAGGTCGGGGGTGGGCGTGTAGCCTGGTTGGATGGTGATCATGCGAGTAGGATTTTAGCGCCGTTGCGTTGAGCATCGATCAGCTTGTCGATCAAAAGGCGAACGGACTCGCCGCCAAATATATCGCCCGCGCCGATGCCTTGGATGGTGATGGTCTGCTGCATTCCGGGGGCTTGTGAAGCGCCTCCGGTCTCGCGGCCTGATACGGCCCCGCCACCCCCACCGCCGGCGCCCGATGTACCGCCGCCACCAAACTGCTGAGACTTGATCGCGTTGATTTGCGCAGCCGTCTGTATCGCTGCGACAGCCGCAAAGGCCATGCCGACTTTAGGACCGCCCATTTTTGTGCCGTGCTGATAGGCGCTGCTGATAGACGTTTTTGCGTTGATCAATGCGGTGGCAATGGCTGCGGCCTTGTGCACATTGAACGCCGCCTTGCTTTGTCCAGCAAGGTCTTTTGTCATATCGGTCATGTGCTTTGATGCGAACGCAGCACGCTCACTCCAGCTCATTTCTGCAAGAGTTGTAATGCGCTTTTCGCCTTCATCGCGAATACGGGCAAGCTCGTCCATGTGCTTCATGGCCATATCCTGCTCGGCAAGCATGTATTCCTGTTCGGTCAAAAAGCCGTTTTCACGATCAAGGGCAAGCTGTTCCAATTCCTTTTCGTGCTTTTCCAGCTTCAGCTCTTCTTCGGTTTTGTGATAGTCCTTCAGGGCTTGCGCGCGGCGCTCAAAGTCTGCCAGCTCAGCAGCGTAGTTCTTGTCGCGCTCCTCTTGTCTGCGAATGGCGGCGTCGCCCGAATCGACTTTATCCAGCCGGTCTTGCAGCTCTTGCTGTACCGGGTCGCCATTGTCAAAAATGCTTTTCTCTTTTGCCTTGCTGCCGCCTGTAGCTTTGCCACCGCCCACCCCGCCGCCCGTACTACCGCCGCCCGTACTACCGCCGCCTGCTGCAGCTTCAGCCCTGCGCAATGCGGTATCGCCACTGCCCACGCTGCCGGTCGGGGCGGCAGCTGATGCCGTGTTGCGCGCATTCAGAATTGCAGCGGTCAGCCTATCTACTTCGGCGCGGCCCTCTTTTGCATCTTCAGCCATGGCCCTGCCAATACTCGCGAACCCTTTGAAGTCAAAGGTCGCCAGCGCAGCGGCCTGTGCAGCCATTCCACCTAGGTCACGGCCAATTGTTTTGAACACGTAGGATACGTTGACGCCAAGCACGGCAATGGTTTCAAACACCTTACCAACGCCGTCAAGCACCGTAGCCATTGCGCCGGTCTGCCTACCGTTTTCAGCAGCCGACGAACTCATGGCCTCAATAATTTTGATGGCTTGCTCCATGGCCCCGGTGGCCAGCTTCACGGAGTCATAAATCAGCCCGCCCGCATTGGCTTCGTTAACCGTGCGGAACAGCTCATCCCATGTGTCGCTCAGGTTTGAGATTGCACCGTCTAGGGTCTTAGCCCGCTCAGCCATAGCCCCTGCAAATTCGTTCTTGCCCAGCCCCTCAAGATAGCCGGTGATCTCGGCTGAGCTGTTGCGGATTGTGGTGGTCACGCCTTGGAATGTCAGCGAAACATTGTCGCCTTCTTTTTTGGCCTTGATGCCAAACTCTTTGAGCCGCTCAAACTCTCCGGTACTAGCGTCGGCCACCGCCTCGATCATCTGGTTTAGGCTCTTGCCCATTGCGCTGGCGGTGTTGCCGAAGCTCTCAAGCGCGGCCTGCGTTGGCTCCAGTCCAAGGGCTTGCATTTTGACAAACGCGCCAACGACCTCATTCAAAGCAAACGGGGTAGTTGCTGCGAAGTCCTTGAGCCATGCGAACTCTTTTTGCGCCGCCGCAGCGCTGCCGGTCATTGTGATCATGCTGGCATTCAGCACGTCAAACTCGCGCTGCACCGTCACCAGCTTGCTAAGCAGGCCGCCCCCGGCAAGCGCCACGCCCAGCGCGCCAGCCGCAGCGGTTGCAAGGCTCATGCTGTCCGACATCGCACCGATGCGGCCCTCGAATGCTTTGACCTTGCCGTCAGCTTGTGAAAGCCCGGTGGTCAGCCCTGCCGTATCCGCATCAATTTTTACGGCCAGTCGCCCGATGGTTGCCATTTTCTACTCCAGCATGGCCGCGAGGTCGTCGCAGTCTTCGTCTGTCAGGGTGCCCGCGTAATCGTTTGTCTTGTCACGCGGCCTCGTTGTTTCGTGGATCAGCCACCATTCATCTGGCGACATAGCCCAAAATTCAGAAGGGGCCAGCTTCCAGCCACCGACTGCGATGCTGTAAAAGTGGCCCCAATTGATGTCGAAAACTTCAGCAGTCGTGTCTATTCGTCTGCTTTTTTTTTCGGGGCAGGGAACACAGCGGCGAAAATCGCATCGCGCATATCCATCAGGCCGGATACCTCGCCGGTCACCAGCTCGCGGTACACCTCGTCATCGTCCACGCGCGCGCCTGCAGCCCGTAGGAACTCGCCCACGACAAAGGCCAGGTGGCTAATGGGTGGTGCGTCCGACGATAAGCCACGCACCAGCGCGGCGATGGACACGCGGTTTTCAATTCGATTGAGCAATGCCATGGTGGGCTTGACCTCATAGGTCTTACCCTCCCACGTCAATTCAACGGTTTTGAATACGGCGCTCATGCGGCTGGGGTGAATGTGAATGTGCCCGAAGATTGAATCGACGCACTGAAGGTCACGGCCTCGTTGTAAGGCGCGCCCATTTCAACGCTGGCCAGCACGAACGAACCAGCGATGGTGCCGATGCCGGGGTAGAGAATGGAAAAATCATCCATGATGTCGGTGCCAGACATTGCCAAGCTCAGCAGCGAATTGAACGACGCCACGTCCTTTGCCACGCCCTCAACGCTCATATCAAGCGTCTTGGTGCCGGGGTCAGCCAACAACGTGCGGAAGCCGTTGTCGTCATCGCTCGTGATGTCGATAGGCTCGTTGGCCAGCGTCATTGTTTTGGTGCGCAGTGCAGCAACAGCCACCAGCGGCGAACCCATGGAAAGAATTGCCTTGCGGCCTACAAAAGCGGTCATGATGTGCCCTCAATGATTAAACGAAAACGAATGACGCCATGCCGGGTAATTCCGTCAGGGTCCAGGAAACTCTCTTGAAACTCTGCGCTGCATTCTACCAGCGCACCGCCGGTAATGGTCAATTCTTGCCGGTGCATGGCGTCATAGATCGCCTGCATGATGGTCTTGACCTCTTTGCGCCCACGCTCTCGCGACCAAACATGAATGGTGCAGGTGGATTCTGATCCGGTTGAATCGTCAGTGTCCCACGGGGCCGATGTATCGTCACCGATTACGATGTAAGGGAATGCCGAATCTTGCGGCACGTGGTCATATACCGTGCCGACTGTTTGCAGCTTTGCGAATATCGCGGCCTGAATCTGGGCTTGCATCATTTGATGATCCCCCGCGCGGCCTTTTCCACAATCGCATCCATTCGCTTGATGAACGCGGGCCGCTCCTTTTCCATGGCCGGAACCATGAATGGGCGCGGCTCAATGGTGGCTGTTCCGAATTCCAGCGGGGCAGCGTATGCGGCGTTGGTGTACACCTCGGCACGTCGGCCACTCACGTCGGCCTGAATGGACCCGGCAAGCCGCCCGGTGTC